CTAGTATACCCGCAACTCCCATCATGTGAAAGGGGTTGAGTGTCCAGTTGTGGAAACCTTGTAGGAAAAGTAGGAATCTAAAGATCGCCGCAACGCCAAACGATGGCGCAAAGAACCAACTGGATTGTCCAAGTGGATAGATGAGAAAAACACTAACGAATACGGCAATAGGACCTGAAAAAGCAATCGCATTGTACGGACGGATACCGATAAGACGTGCAAGTTCGAACTGTCGAAGCATAAACCCTATAAGGGCAAATGCACCGTGGAGAGCCACAAAAGCCCAGAGTCCCCCAAGTTGGACCCAGCGGACGAAATCTCCCTGAGCTTCAGGGCCCCATAACAGTAGAAGAGAATGTCCCATAGCATCAGCTGGAGTAGATACAGCTGCAGTAAGAAAGTTAGCCCCCTCCAAATATGAAGACGCAAGGCCATGGGTGTACCAACTGGTAACGAAGGTGGTTCCTGTAAGCCACCCGCCAATAGCGAGATAAGCTGTCGGGAATAAAAGTAAGCCAGACCAACCGACAAACACAAACCGATCACGCTTAAGCCAGTCATCGAGAACATCGAACCAACCTCCTCCCTGTTTAGGAATAGAAAGTGTAGATGAAGCCAAAAGTTAAACCTCTAGAATTCTTTCAATATTTAGTTTACACTTCTTTACATGATGGGTCAAGAGTAAAACTACTCACTCTTCTTTCTAGGGGGACGATACAACTGGGGCCATGTGTCTCTGATAATCTCTGCCAGTTTGTAAGGTGTCTGTGTGGTTATCATTGAGATATGGAACGTCCATCTTATCTATAAAAAAAAGACCCCCCGAAGGGAGTCTTTGTGAGGATATTCAGTTTTTAGTTAGATCAACCAACCGAAGGAGCGGTGAGTGCAACAGGAGTTGACTCAGCAGCTGCCAGGTCGAGTGGGAAGTTATGAGCATTACGCTCGTGCATGACTTCCATACCGAGACCTGCACGGTTCAGAACGTCTGCCCAAGTGTTAAGGACACGACCCTGACCATCGATGATGGACTGGTTGAAGTTGAAACCGTTCAGGTTGAATGCCATGGTGGAGACACCAAGTGCAGTGAACCAGATACCGACAACAGGCCATGCTGCGAGGAAGAAGTGCAGCGAACGGGAGTTGTTGAAGGAAGCGTATTGGAAGATCAAACGACCGAAGTAGCCATGAGCTGCAACGATGTTATAGGTCTCTTCTTCTTGACCGAATTTGTAACCGTAGTTCTGGGACTCAGTTTCAGTGGTTTCACGAACCAGTGAGGACGTAACCAGTGAACCGTGCATTGCGGAGAACAGTGAACCACCGAAGACACCAGCCACACCAAGCATGTGGAA